TGGCTAGAGCCGGGCACGGGAGGGCATGCGACCCACCCTCAGTCGGACAGCGCCGAGGTCACGCCGCGCACGGGCTCCACGATGGGCGGCCTGCCCTTGGATTCGGGCGCCCACATGGCAGAGTCAGCACTGCTTGCCTTCGACTTTCGCGCCAGCTCCAGCACCTCGGCGACGCTCCTGTTCCCGCGCCACTCGTTGCAGCAGCGGTGGGTGGCGTCGACGTTGGAGCGAGAGGTCGGCGAGCCGCCCTTGCTCACGGGCACGAGCTCGTCCACCTCGAAGCTGAACGGGTGCAGCGCGGGGAGCGAGTAGTCGATGGTGCCTGACTTGCCGAAGGCCACGCAGATCCAGCACGGCCTGCCCTGCGAGCGCAGCCACCTCCGGGTGTTCACGCGCCCCTGGTAGTCCGCGTAGCGGGGGTTGCTGCTCGGCATCGCGCACCCCTCCCCCGGCTAACAGAAAAGGCCCCCGCGCTCTCACGCAGGGGCCTATGGATTCAACCTACTCATACCACAAATGCGGCGCGCATGACCACGCAACGGTGCGCAGTTGTGCGCGGAGTTTCACGGGCACAGCAGCGTCGGCTGCTCCCCAGACTTCCAGCGGTAGTGGCGGCAGACGAAAAGGGCGCACGGAGCGCTCAGCGGGTCGGCGAGCATGGGCGGCAGGCCACCACCCGGCCAGCACGCGGTGACCTCGATGGGGTCGTGCGGCGGCCACCCGGTCTGCTCGTGCGTGAGGAATCCGATGGAGCCGAAGCGCCTGCAGTCGTTACAGGTGACGTTGTAGTGCGCGGTCCTGCTCACTCTGCCATCCCCTCCCCCAGCTCCGTCCACATCTGGCCATTGGCGTCGGCCACGTCAAGCGCGGCGGCCACGCACGTCTGCACGTGCCGCGTGCTGTAGCCCATCAAGCGCGCCGTCTCGTCCCACGTCCGCAGGGCGAGGTAGTGGTGGTAGATGGCGTCGGCGGGCCAGCCCACGAGCGCGTACAGGCCCGAGCGGTTGTCGCGGCCGTAGAGCACGGCGCACGCCGCGTCGATGATGCGGTAGTCCCCCTCCTGCCGGCGCTCGAGGATGCCCTCGTGGTCCACCTTCGCGGACACCGCGGCGCCCATGCGGTCGGGGTCCGGCGTTGAGCGGACGCGCGGCTCGAAGCCGCCGCCCCCGAGCGAGAGCGCGCGGGACTCCATGCCGTCCAGCTGACGGGCGATGCTCGCGGCGTCGCGGGCGGCGTCGCGTGCGGCCTCGAAGAACTCGCGGGCGGTCTGCATCGGCTACCTCCTCATCATGGCCAAGCCTAGCAGGATGATGGCAAGGGACTGCATCAGGTCGACGATCGTATTAGTCGGTTCACTCACAGCTCATGCCCCAGCTTTCTCTCCAGCTCCTTTGGCATTGCCAATGCCGCAAACGGGCAAGCGATGATTGCAATCAGCCAAAACAGCTTTTCGGTATCGGTCATTCAGGCACCTCGATTCCCAGCTCGCTGGCCTTCACGTCTGCCATGCATCTGCCATGCAGGGGACTTTGGTAGCTGCACTTGGCACATATGTCATCGCCCTCGATGCTGCATTGCAATAGTGCATGCACCAGCTCCCGCAGCTTGGCGTTCTCGGCCTCAAGCAGGTCCATGCGCTCGTTTGCGGCCCTGACGGCACCCATGGCCTCGCGGTACTGCTCGTCGGTGATTACCGCATCGACCCTGACCGTAACGTTGCCGATCTCAGCCATCGTCCACCCCCAGCTCGCGCATGTCGTAGTCGAAGTCGCACGCATCATCGGCGTATGCGCACGCCGCGCAGACGTTGTGGCGCGTGCACTCGCGCAGATGCCGCACCAGCTCCCGAAGCTTGGCGTTCTCAGCGTCGAGACGGTCGATGGCGTCTGCCGCGCCCATCATCAGCGTCGCCGCCTGCGGCACCTCCAACCCCACGCTCTCAGCCATGGCCTGCAGCTCGTCGCACTGGGCGCTAATCATGCTCATGCGTCCTCCCCTTCTGCCAACCGCAAGGCACCTGTATGCATCAGTTCCTTGGCGTTGCCGCCGATGACGTTCCCCAGATCGTCGAGCTCTTCCCAGACCATGCGACCGAGCCCACTGTTCCGCCACTGGCCCATGCCCTTCCAGTGGCCGTAGTCCAGCCACTCCATGACCAGCTTTACGTCGGCGTCGATGAGGCACGTGATCGAGCACTCGAAGTACGTCCCCGCGGGCGCCTCCTCGGAGTGCGCGAGGGCCACGCGCTCGCCCTGCGGCGTGGACGCGCGGAGCGGGCGCTGGTTGTCGGTGGCCGTGAGGTCGAGGTCCATTGGCAGGTACAGCGGCATGATGCGCCGGTTGCCCTTGAGGAAGCCCTCCACGAAGATGAAGTTGTCGACCTTCTTGAGGTACGCCGTCGTCTTGCTCGTGATGGTGCCGGGGACCTTCTTGAGGGTGCGCGCGGCCTCCTTGAAGAAGCCCTCCAGCATGTAGGTGTAGAGGAACGGGGTCCCGTCCTCCATCTTCTCGAAGATGGTCTTGCCGCGCTCCTCGACCTCCTCCGTGCCGTGGGCGGCGATCTCCTCCGCCATCGTCTTGGCGTCGGGCGCCTTGGACGCGATGTAGTGCGCGTGGATCTCGGGGTCTGCCGGGCGCGTGCCCAGGACCGGCTCCTCGAACGTGATGCGGATCTTCATGGTCTTCATTGTCTGTTCTCCTTCTCTTGTTGGTTGAAAGTGTGGGCGCGACCGGACCATCCAGCCGCGCCCCCGTTGCCAAGGCTCCGATGTGCTCTGCCAGAGCAGCGAGCACGCCTAGCACGGCTTTGCCGCCGCTATCCGTAGCCTTGCCCATGCCACGCATTGCCATCGCTGTGCCAAGCCAGTGCGGTGTTGCGCGTTGCCGCCGCTCTGCTGAGCTATGCCCACGCAGCGCTGGGCTATGCCCACGCCAAGCGCGCGCGATGCTATGCCTAAGCCAAGCCTTGCTGTGCAATGCCCTCGCACAGGACCGAATCGCTATGCCCGTGCATTGCCTCGTTTAGCTACGCCGATGCGATGCGCTGCCTTGCCTTGCCAGTGCCAAGTCGCGCTACGCCCACGCACTGCCGGGCTTCGCTGTGCCTTGGCGCTGCTCTGCACGGCCCTGCTTTGCCCACGCGGAAGCCGGTGCCAATCTATGCCATAGCCTCTCATCGCTATGCCGCGGCAATGCACGTCGGGGCTATGCCTACGCGAACGCCCATCGATGCCATGCCCGTGCACGGGTATGCCCTGCCGTTGCGTAACGTAGCGTTGCTATGCCGTGGCAGTGCCACGCATTGCTATGCCTATGCTGTGAGTTGTGCGAGCCCACGCCGATGCGAGGTCGAAGCCACTCGTTGCCTGCGCGCGGCCGTGCCACAGGCTGCTGTGCCTGATGCTCTGCTAACGCCACTATGCCGATGCTGCCCAGCGCCATGCTTCGCCTTTGCGGGGCGTCGCGTGTCAGGGCCATTGCGGGGGTTCGCCATGCTGTGCCTTCGCGCCGAGAGTCAATGCTCTGCCATTCCTGTGCGGAGCGTGAGCACTGCCGTCGCCGCGCCAAGCAACGCAATGCCGTAGCTGTGCGTCGCTGTGCTGTGCCTGTGCGGAGCGAGCCCTTGCTTGGCCTATGCCGCGTATGTGCCTTGCATCGCTACGCCAGCGCAGCGATCACGTCGGCCTTCAGCCGCTCCACGGTCTCGCGCCAGACGCGCAGCGCCCCGTCGAGCATGACGACGCTACCGCGCGCGTCCTCGCGCAGCTCCGCGTCCGCTGCGTACAGGATTGCGTTGTAGATAGTATTGCTCTGGTAGTAGCGGCCCAGGCGGTGCCATTGCGGCTCGGTGCCGCCGGGGTGCCTGCCGACCGCCTGCGAGACGTGCCAGTGGCACAGCTCCCAGTTCTTGTCGTCCAGCGGCGCGAGCATCCAGTCGCCGAAGCGGATGCCACCGCTCAGTTGTCTCTCTGTAAGTGCCATTCGAATGCCCCTCTCAGGCTCTCACGCCACGATGTAGGCCCGCACGCGCCCATCGTGGGCAATTAGTCCATATCGCCCCTGCGGGGGGCTAAAAAAGCGTTGGCTCGCCCACCTGCACGGAGTCGGCGAAGCGCTTCTGCACGAAGATGCGCTCGGTGCGCGTGTCAGTCGTGTTCGCCGCCATGCTGGTCGTGCGCTCGGTCTGCGCGACCTCGACGCACCCTGCTGGAGCATCGAACTCCGAGACGAACACGGGGAAGTCCACGCCGCCCAGCCACTGGTCGAAAGCGTCGAAGTCGAAAGCGCCGTAGCGCGAGCTGTTAGGCGTGCCGCGATAGGGCGGGTCGGCGTAGACCGTGGCCCCGTCTGGAATATCAACGAGGCGATAGTCGCCCTGTAAGCCCTGTAAGCCCTGTAAGCCCTGTAAGCCCTGTAAGCGAGTCACGCGCTCCAACTGCACCAGACGGCCAACGCGCTCGCGGTCGTCCAACTCCGTAAGCCTGTTTGGCAGGTCGCCGTCGTTTGATTCCATGTAGTCGGCCAACGCATCGCAGAAGCGGTGATACCACTGGTATCTCTCCCAGAGCGACGGGCTGCTCACCATGAGCGACGCGGGCCGCTTCACGGCTTCAAGCTCGGGTGACCACATGTAGGTCGTGCGGTCGGTCCCGAACGAATGGAGCAGCGCCATTGCCGTGTCCGTGTCACGATAGGCAAACCACTCGTCTCGTGCAGGGCATGCGGCGTAGCCATCGAACTCGCCGTTGATGGCCGCGCAGAACACCATCATGCTGTCGGTCATGTCATTGGCGACGATGCGCTCCCACTTGCCGCTAAGCAGCGCACAGTGGGTGATGGCACCCCCCCCCGCAAACAGGTCGACCAGCGTGTGGCTTGGTGGGAGCAGGCCGACCACCCACTTGGCGATGCGGCTTTTGCTCCCCTGCCACGGCATGCCGTAGCGCGCCATCAGTCCCCCTCCCCCTCGTCCCACGCGCAGCACGCGAGCACCGCCGCCGCAGCGAAGCCGACCATGCCCCCGACCACCATGCCGATGGCGAACGCCATCCACCGTGCCATCTATCCCACCTCCTCGCACGTCGCGCAGCCGAGCCGCGCGGCGAGGTCGTCCATCCACGCGAACGACTCGTCGTTCACGGGGCCGTCCAGCATCTCCAGCACGCGCCTGCATGCGTCCGCATGGGCGCATCCCTCCATCACCTCGGCGGGCGTGGGGTCCTCGTCCAGCGGCTCCATGCGGTCGCTAGTGCTGATCGGGTAGAGCGCCATGGTCTGTCTCCCTTCTGACTTTTCAACACGCGGCAACGCTTCGGCAACGCTTCTCGCGCGCGCGTATTTCTTTCTCTTTTTTGGTCCTCTTTTGTAATTCGCAAGAATTGGCAAAGCGTTGCCCGTTGCCATGGGTCTGTTTTTGGCAGTTGACCTGCGAAAACATACGGCAACGCTTGGCAACGCTTGAACCGTCGAAGCGTTGCCGTTTTTTACGTTTTCGGCTGTACTACAAGTGTTCGTTCTTTCTTTCCGCTCGAATGGTTGAGCAAAGTGGTCACTTTGGCGTTGCCACGCGTTGCCAACAATTCCTTGGTGAAAGAAGCCCTGCGAAGCGTGAAGCGTTCCCCCGCATCGTCGCACCAATGTGTGAACCGCTCGTATACGCTCTGCACGGTCTGGTGGTCTAGGTCAGCGTCCGTGATTTCATCGTCGTATATCCAACGGCGCACCACGCTGTTGTCGATTCGGATCTCCTCGACCTCCGCCACCATGTCGGGAATCTCGGTGAGGCGGTCGCGCCCGTCCGCGAGCATGTCGTGGAGCGCCATCAGGCCCAGCACGGCGAAGCGCCGCAGCGTCTCGGGCTGCGCCAGCTTCTCACCCATGTCGGGGTCGAAGTCGGGTGACTCGGGCGTGAACGTGCGTCGAAACGGGACGAACGCGAGGCGGCGGAACACGCCGTCGGTCGTGTCGGCGAGCCTCGGCATTGCGTTCATGGAGAACACCATCGTGGCCGACGGCTTGAAGTCGAATGGGTCGTGGTACTTTCGCTCCGCCTTGATCTTGTTTCCCGTGACCAGCTTCTTGAACAGCGCCAGCTCAGAGCCCTTCAGGAACTCGTCGGGGATGTCGTCGCCAAGGTTGGCCAGCTTGCCCGTCAGCTCGGCGGGGCCGTACTTGTCGCCCAGCGACGCGATGTCCATCGCCGTGGCGTTCTCGTCGCCAAGCAGCGCGCGCAGCATGTCGATGAACGTCGACTTGCCGTTCGCCGCCGTGGACGTGCCGCCCGTCGGCCTGCCGATGAGCATGGGCGACTGTGACAGCACGCGCTTCGAGCACATGCAGACGCCTATGACCTCCTGCATCGCGCGGATGGTCGGCGCGTCGTGGTCGGCGATTGAGTCCAGGAAGCGGTCCGCCAGACCGGGTGGCGCGTTCAAGTCCAGGTCGATGGGCAGCGTCGCTGTGATGTACATGTCGGGTGTCGGCGTGACCTCGCATTCGTTGTCCACGTCGTAGGTGCAGTTGCGGAACTGCACAAAGTGGCCGCCGCTCATGGATGCGGACATGACGCTCGGCGCCCGCACCTCGATGTACTTGACCACCTCCATGCGGTCAGCGCTCTTGGCGTCGTCGGCGTAGTGCAGGCACATCCACTCGATGGCCCTCTTGGAGAACACCCACCGCTGCCCGTTCCACACGGCCAGCGCGCCGTCGATGTAGCGCGCGTGGTCGGCCGTGATGATGTTGCGCCCAAGTACGTTCGTTAGGATCTTCCCCTTGTCGCTTCGGAACGGCTGGATGCGGCCGTCAATCGTGCCGCCGGATTCGCCGGGGCGTCCCACTTCCATGTCCTCGCCGGGGTTGCTCCCGCGCTTGTACCTGCAGGCGCTCTTCACGAGCCGCTGGATGTCCTTCGAGTCCATCGGCGTCTCGCAGCGCGTGAAGTTGGCGCCCATGACGGTGTTCATGATCTCCTCGTCGCTGCGCCCGATGGCGCGTAGGTGCGAGGCGTACTTGAACAGGGTCGTGTCGCGGGTGCCGTCCGGTATCGCGTCGGGCAGGCGGAACTTGCCGTTGTCCTTCAGCGTCTCGTCCACGCCACCGTTGCGCTGGATGTGGTCGAGGAAGTCGTACACGTTGCCGTCCGCCGTGGCGATGGGCGCGTCCTCGGGATGGTCCTGCCACTCGTAGCGGTTGCCGTTTGGGTGGACGGACGGCGGGGCCACGATGTAGCTGCCGTCGCATCGCACGTCCACGCCCAGCTCTGGGTTAGCGCTCGGCCTGATGGTGTTGCGGTTCGTGCGGTACAGGTAGTGCATGCCGCCGCTGCCCGTGATGGCGACCGCCGTGTCGGGCAGGTCGCCCTGCGCCCGCTCCCACGCGCGGAGCGTCGCGTAGCCGTCCTTTTCCCGCTCCTCGTCGATGTCGAAGTCGAGCACGAGGAGCCCGTGGCTGGGCGCCCCGCACACGATGCCGATGTTGAAGTCGGGGAACTTCGTCCAGACTTCGCGCGCCGACTCGGGGTCGTCGAACCAGTCGTTGAGGCCGTGGGCCATGGCGGGCTGCTTGCTGCGCTCCTTCAGAGGCACGACGGCGAATCCGTGCTCGCAGTACCAGACGGCGGCCTTGCCAAGCTCTGACAGCTCACTCATAGCTCACTCCAAGCAGCTCGCATATCCGCCGCGCCGAGTAGCGCGGGTTGACGTACTCGAACCGGCAGTCGTAGTCGCGCTCCAGCGACGTGATGATCTTCGCCATGGTGGAGCCGCGCATTGGCTTGCCGTGGTACTTCCTGCAGCGTCCGCTCGCGGACGGGTCGCACATGAGCCGCTTGTAGTAGTCGCAGCGCTTGCACGCGTCGTTCGTCCACCTCGCCACGTCGGCGGTGGTGCGGTATGGGAAGCCGACCTCCACGAGGATGACGAGGCGATAGCCGGCGTCCCTCGCCCGCGCAAGCTCGCGCGCGAAGCGGTCGTGGTCTCGCCCCACGTCCATCGCCACCTCCGCGAGGTTCCGCTTCGTGTCCACGAGGACGTTCGATGTGTCGGTGGCATAGTCGCCCGTGTCCAGCTTCCTGCTGACCACCTCGATGCCGTGGGCCTCGAACCACTGGCGCTTGGCCTTGTGCTTTCCCTTCTGCTGCCTAGTGTCTTCGTAGATAATCAACGCCTGCTCCTAGTGGTCGGGCGGCGATTGCTCGCCGCCCTCGGGTAGTCTCTAGTCGAACGGGATCGGGCCGCCGTAGGCCTGCGCGGGCTGCGCGCCCACGGTCTGCCCGCCGCCCACGCCGGGGCGCTTGGCGCCGTCCAGCGCCTTCTTCTCGCGCACCTTCACCTTGCCGTCGCGCACCGCCTGCGCGTCGACCACCTGGCAGACGTTCAGGCGCACCCCGGTTTCGCCGTCGTTGCGCCTGTACTCCTCCTCCTGCAGGTTGATGCCCACGATGCGGTTGACGAACATGTCGAGGCGCCCGGCGTTCCACGCGGCCTCGGGGTCGAATCCGGGGTTGCTCTTTGCAATGGCGTCCAGACGGCCCTTCAGCATGCCAAGCGCCTTGTCCTTGTAGCTCATGAAGAAGTGGTGGGCGTAGGGGTGGCTCTTGCCCCACTCGTCGGAGTAGTAGCCGGCGTGCTCGCCCTCGGCGATGTCGAAGACCACCTCCACGTACTCCTTGCCCTCCTTGTCCTCGAGCGCGGTGAGCCGCGCCACGTAGGGGCCTGCGGGCAGCTGGGTGAAGCCGCCGTCGCTCGTCGCGGTGACGTTGTTCCAGTTGACAGATCGCATTAGAATCCTCTTTCTCGTATGGTCCTTAGCTTGTTCTCGAACAGGCGGTCGCGCGGGTCGAAGCAGTGGGCGTCCGACTGGTCGAACGCGCAGACGTAGGCGTCCCACGTCCGGTCGAGCGCCACGCCCTCCGCGCAGCCGTCTGCCATGAGCTGGTTGAATCGGTCATTGCATGCCGTGAGCATCGCCCAGACGGTGGACGACTCAGGAATCGCCATCGGCCCACCCGACGAACTCGCGCAGCCCGCGGTCGAGCTGCACTATGTCGTTCGGCATCTCGTCGGAGTCGAACGCGCCGCACGACTTAGCGGGCGGCTTGTTGGCGACCACGAAGCGGTGGTCGGTGCCGTTCGTCTCGGCGAGCACGACCACGTTGAACATGCCCACGAGGTTGACCTTTTCGTTGAGCAGCTTTCCGACGGTCGCGGGGACGAGGTTGCCCGCCGCGTCCACGTCGGTGTGCATGGTGAGGTAGACGATCACCTCACCCTGCAGGTCGTTGACGAACTCGATGAAGCGGTACACGCGGCCCGCGATCTCCTTGTAGACCTCGAACTGGTCGCGGTACTTCTCGTCGCCCCAGCTGCCGCGCATGTAGATGTCGGTGATGCAGTAGCCGAAGTCGTCCACCACGACGATGGGATAGTGCTCGGCGTACGCCTTCACGACCTCGGTGAGCTGGTTGAAGTCCTTGGTGCGGGCGAACTTCTTGCCGCCCTTGAAGGGCAGCATGGTCTTCTCGCACTCGATGAGCCCGTAGGAGTCGTTGGGCAGGTTGCGCAGCGCGTAGGTCTTGCCCGCGCCGCTCGCGCCCATGATGAGGACGGGGATTGCCATTAGTTACCACCTTCCAGAAGTCCCGCGATGGTCGCGGGCAGCGCGTTGCCGAGCGCCGCGGCCACCTTCTCGGGCTTGACGCGCAGCGTGCCGTTGGGCCTGATGCCGTCGGGCGTCGCCGGTATGGTCTCCGTCACGTACTCCATGCCGTCCAGCAGCTCGCCCGTCTCGGTGGCGTAGGCGATGGCAAGCTCGTCTAGGTGCGCGTTGACGTAGGCGCTCAGCCACTCGTTGAACTCGTCGCTCTCGTCCATCGCCAGCGCGGCGTGGTCGGTGACGCGCAGCTCGGTCACGGTGCGCTCGGGCGTGCCCTTGACCTTGGAGAAGCCGTACGTCCCGACCTTCTGGCCGTTGACGCGCACCTCGAAGCCCGTGGCGCCCGTGGACTGGTAGAGGTCGAGGTAGAAGCCGTTCACCTGCCCGCGCAGGTTGTCCGGGACGCCCGTCTTCAGGTCCGCGCCGATGGCGTTATAGACGGCCTGCTCGATGGCGAGGCGCTCAATGTCGGTCACTGCTCGTCCTCCTTCCAGAAGTCGCTCACGCTGTGCAGGGGCATCGAATCCGCGATCTGCACGGTGATGTCGCTGTACCAATCGCCCTCGTCGGTCCTGTACGCGCTCGCGTCCACGTATTCGTAGCCGTGGCGCTTGGCCCACTCGACGAGGCGCTTGGCCTTCTTGCGGAGCTTCTTGTCGTTCATCGCCTACCACCCCGCCTCGACGGTCGCGCAGCCGGACAGGTCCATCGCGCGGTCGTGGTAGTCGACCGCCCCGGCCAAGCCGAACGCCAGCAGCATGCCGACGATCACGACGGCCGCCTTCATGGCCTGCATGCGCCGCTCGCGCTCCTGCGCCCGGCGCGCCGCCCTGCGCTCCATGCGCAGCGCCTGTGTGGTTGTCATTGGGGTCCTCCGTTCTTGCCAGTGGGGCCTTCGGGACGCTCGCGCAGGAGTCCGCGAGAGTCTGAGTGGGCTTGCGGGTAAAGGGAAAGAGACCATGCGTCGAAAGGAGGGGGCCACATGCAGGTGGGTTCTTTATCCTCCCGCCGTCTCCTTCTCGGGGCCGTGTGAGTAGAGCGCCTAGTGCCATCCCGGCACGACGCGAGCGCCCCGGACGCCCCACTGGTCGTTGTCGAAAAGTTGTCTACATCGTGAAGACGCACGAGTCAATCCAGCGCGCAGCCTCGGACTCGGCGATGTGATAGCCGCGCACGCAGCCGTTCGGCACGAACACCGCCAGCTCGCCGCGCTCGATGGCGTCGTAGATGGTGCGCTTCGGGATGCCAGTGCGCTCTGAGAGTTCCGCGACGCTGTGGTAGCGCTCCAGTGTCGGCGCGGCGCGTGCGGTACAATCGATTTCGGTCATAGGGTTCTCCTTCTCTTGGCCGTTGCCCCTTGCATGCGCCCACATGCGAGGGGCCTTGTGGTTAGGTTGCTATGCGGATTCCGCTTCGCCACTCTCAGTGAACTCGTACACCTTGACTTGTGGATACGCTTCCGGATGAGCGCCGCCGAGCGTCAGTCTCAGCTTCTGCGGAGTGAGCGGAGTGCCGTCCATCCACGCGTTCCATGTCTTGATGATCCACGCGGCAATGACCTTCTGCTGCTCGCTCTGCGTCGACTCGCGGTTCTCCTTGAGCTTCTTCAGCAGCACGAATACCTGGTCGCTTGGCTTCTTTGCCTCGCTGACCTGACGCAGGAACTCCATCGTGTTGTCTGTCCCGCTCTTGAGGAATTCACGAATCAGGACGCCCCACATGCCGGACGGCTCCTTCTTCGACTTGACCTGATTCGTGTACCTCGCTATGTCGGCCAAGTGCATGTCTTCGTAGTTATCCTCGACGTACGCAAGGAGCTGATGGCGCGTGAACGTGTCGGTCGCGGCCTTGTAGAAGCCGCATTCGATGCTCCCGCCCGCGTCTACCCGCGCGAGGCTTGACGTTATCGCCGCCAGCGTGGTCGCATTCGGATACGCCCTGAGCTTGAGCATGTCGGAGAGCGTCCGAGCCGCGCCGATGTCCATGGTCTCCTGCGCGACTTCGGTGACGCCTCGCACGACGAATGTGTCGAACGGCTCATCCGCATCGATGCACGCGAAGAGGCGGTTCTGGCCGTCGAGCAGTATGCCCTCGTCGGAGAACACGATCGTCGCGCCGTTCACCTTCCACTCGCCCTCTGCCATGTCCTTGGCGTATGCGTGCAGCGCGCGCTTCTTGCTCCTATTGTGCAGGTTGACGCCGAGCATGCTCTTCGCCGTCTCGGGTGTGACTCTTTCGAGGGTCACCGTGATGTCGGGGTACGCGTGGTAGATGTTCTTTCCGTACACGAACGGATGCTTTGGGGTCTTCATTTGCCGCTACCTCCTTCCAGCGACTGGCTAGCGAGCATGTCAATCTCGGCGAACACGTCGGCCAACTCGACCACGTGGGAGTACCTGTGCCTGGTTGCGACAAGCTCTCCCAGCGCGTCCGCGAAGGCGTCTCCGTGTGGTGTGTTCACGCCATCCTCTTGCGCCTTGCGAACGTGGTCGAGCTCGCTCTTCACGCTCTCGTAGCGATGGCGCAGACTCTCGTATTCCTCGGCGTGCCGCTTGCTCTCGCTCTCGTATCGCTTGATGAGGTTCCTCGTGGCTTCCGACTCGACCTCGCGCGTGACCACCTGCGGCTGTGCCGCATGCCTCTGCGCCGCCGACTCTGCCGCCCTGTAGCCGTCCTCGTAGGCCTTGTCCGCCTGCTTCTCCAGCGCGGCCACCTCGCGTTGCAGGTCGCCGATGTCCTCGCCCAGCGCTTCGACTTTCTCGCGGGCGTCGTCGCGCTCGCGCTCCGCCTGCTCCTTCGCGGCCCTGATGCGCTGGTACGCCTTGTTGGTTGACAGCCTGCCCTCGTCCCACTCGGCGAAGTCGGTGGGGTCCAGCAGGTCGGCGTTGTCGGCGATGAACAGCTCGCGGCGCATGGTGTTGGAACTGATGCCGAATTGCTCGGCGGTGGCTTCGTCTGAACGAAGGGTGCGAGAAATCTCACGACCTTCGCCGCCTGCCGACATGTTCTCCTTCGCCTTCGCCTGTTCGATGCGCAGGAGTCGCCTGATGTAGTCCACCCGCTCGGACTTCGTGAAGCCCTTGCGAACGTCGTTCTCTGAAATCTCGATGTTCAGCTCGTGCTCGGCGTCGCGGGTATCCATCATGCGGACCTCTATTTGCGGCCAGCCGAGGGACTTGCACGCCCTCAGTCGGCGCTCGCCTGCCAACAGCTCGTAGCTCTTGTTGACGACTGGCGGGTTGATTAGGCCGTTTTCCTTGATGTCCTCCGCAAGCTCTTGGATGTCGCCGAAGTCCTTGCGGATGCGGTCACCCACAACGATCTTGTTGATATCGATTAACATGTTCCTGTCCTTGGGATATGCCCTCACTGGTTGCGTCAGTGGGGGCGTTTTTCTAACGCAGAGTTTTCGCTATGAATACCTTCGCGGCATACCTATTCCAGCCCTATGAGATAGTTGGCGCTCGTGCCGTATAGGGTTGCCATGTCGCGGATGTTGTTCGCGTTCGGCGCGGTATCCCCACGCTCCCAGTTGAACAGGGTGGTAATAGATACACCCAGCTCTGCTGCCGCACGCTCCGGCCTGACGCCTGCGTTTTCGCGTGCCTTTCGGTAGTTCTGCTCTTTCATTAATCCTCCTAACTACACTCTCACGCCGCGTCAATCGCGGCCGACGGGCAGATACCCGTCCGTTTCCATTCGATACGGGAACACGGACAAATCGCTTTCAGTTTTCAAAGTTCGCGGGGGTTCTCGCACCCCACACCTAATAGTATTCGGTTTGAAAACTTTTGCAAGCGGATTTTGGTAATAATTCTACTGACATTGATTTTTAACAAAAGGGGGTAGACCATGAGCCTAGGCCGACGAATAGCATCCATGCGAGGGTTTCGCACAATGACGCAGGAGCAGCTTGGCGCATTGGTCGGCGTGACAAAGCCCACCGTCTCAAACTGGGAGAACGACCGCCGCACGCCCGATGCGGACAACCTGCGCGCCCTATGCAAGGCGCTCGATTGCACCGCTGACTACCTTCTCGAATTGACGGATGAGCCGAAGGGACGGTAGCCATGGCACGTCGAAAGAAGCGCAGGGCGGCATGGGCGTCCATCACGAAGGTGGAGCCGAACGTCTATCGCATTCGCTTTTGGGCATCCGGCCCAGATGGCTATCGCAGAAGGTCCAAGACCGTGCGCGGCTCGCGTCTCGACGCCGAGCGCGAGCGCAGTGCCCTCATGCTCGCGCACTCCGCGGACGCGCCCTGCCCGACCGTGGGCGAGGTGTGGCGCGACTATGCGCTCCCGGACCTCAATCGCCGCGTCGAGGCGGGCGACCTCAAGCAGTCCTCGCTCGACCAGTACAGCGGCGCGTGGGGCAAGCACGTGGACGGCCAGTGGTCGCACGTGCAGTGCGACGCCGTGAAGGCGCTCGCCATCCAGCAGTGGCTCTACGGCATGCCGCTCAACGCAGCGCGCGAGGGCATCGGCCTGCTGCGCCTCGTGTTCGACTACGCGGTGCGCTACGAGTTCTGTGCGCATAATGTGGCCCGCGAGAGGTACCTCATGCCGAGCCGGGCAACCGTGGAGGAGCGAGACAAGGGCATCTGGACGCTCGACGAGCTGGGCGAGCTGTGGCGCATCGTGCGCGGACGCTGGATGGAGGGGGCGTTCCTGCTGGCCGCGTTCGGCGGGTTGCGCGTCTCCGAGTCCCTTGGCGTGCGGGCGTCCGACATAGACCTGCGCGAGGTGAGGGGCGTCCCCGTGGCGGTCGTGCGCGTCGAGCGCCAGTCCACGAAGCGCGGCGGGACCGACACGCCCAAGACGCGCCAGAGTGTGCGCGTGGTGGCCATCCCCGGTCGTGCGGCCGTGCGGCTTGCCGAGATCGCGGGCGCCTGCGGCGGCTTCGTCAGCGGCGACGGAATGGGCGGGCCGTCCACGCGCTTCCGCCTGCACAAAGCGTGGGAGGCCCTGCCGCTGGGCGATATGCGCCACCCGTACCGCAACCTCCGCAACTCCTACGAGACCTTCATGCGCTGGACGCTCAAGCTGCCGCCTTGGTACGTCGAGCCGATGCTCGGGCACAAGGAGAAGAGCGTCACGGGGCAGTACTACGACCGCCCGCAGGCCGACTTATTCGCGGAGGTCATGGCCGATGCCTACCTCGCGCGGCCCTTCGACTCCGGGTGGTTATTTTCCTAAATGGGACGATTTGGGACCAAGCGAGCGTATTTCCGCAGGTAGAAGCATTTTTTCACATACCGTCTAAGTTTCCTCCGCAATGTGCGCAATGTGCAACACTCGCTCTGCCTGCGGTTCCATGCGCGACGTGTGCGGTAAGTGCGCGTTTTGCGCCCGTTTGGGACGCGGCTGGGACGCAAAAAAGGCCCCCACCCCGAAGGGTGAGGGCCTGTGCTCGTACCTTGCTCTTACCTACTCGGACCTTGGCGCCGTGGGTGCCAGTCCATCTCCTCGTGGCCGCAGTTGCGGCATCGCAGCTTAAAGTAGACCTTATCCCTCACTGTCTTGTCGCTGCCATCCACCACATGCATCAGCGCTCCGCAGCGGAGGCACCGACGTGTCTCATGCTCCATCATCGACCATCACCCTGTCCATGCTGTCGACGCGCGGCTCCATGCCGCCTCTGTCGTTGAGCAGCCACTCGACGCCAGTCTCCGGGTCGGTGAACGGATAGAGGTGCATCACCGTTCCGTCGCGCAGGACGATCGAGCCGATGGAGTTGTCCGGCGCGTCACGCATGACCTCCGGCGCCGGGGCCTCGTCGGGCAGGTCGGCGCTCTCCGTCGCATGGATCCAGAACAGCAGCGCCACGCTCAACGCGAGCCCCAGCAGACAGATGAGGAAGACGATCACCGATGCGCTCGGGCGCCTGCGCGGCATCGGGTCGTACTGCAGGCGGCTCATCGCGCGAGCTCCAGAGTCCCGAGCGCGATATAGCGCCGCTTGCCGGAGGACGCACCGACGTAAGAGCCCCAGATGAGGCCATCGTCACCGAAGTGGACGCGGTCGATGTTGATGGTGTCTCCCTTGACATAGCGCACAGGCTTGCCGTTGCTAGTCACGACCTTGCCAGTCTTGGTGCTGGGCGCGTCCCTGACATTGAGGGAGTCGCTTCGCACAGTTACCGTCTTAGTCACTTCGAAGCCCTCCGAATCTTCCTCGACCGTGCCGCCGTCCTCCGGGTAGTGGTAGGCACGGCTCCATGCGCTCTGGTAGTACGTGGCGATGCGCACCTCCGTGCCGTCCTGGTCGCCCTGCCGACCTGACAGGCCGCCGGAGTAGTCTCCGTGGTGTGCCTCGCCGATGAGCCCGTTGCCGAGGTAGAGCGCCGTATGTCCAGAGCGCCAGAGAACGTCCCCGCGCACGATTGCCGAGAGCGGCACGCGCACGAAGCCCGCATCGGTGAGCATCTCGTCCTCGTTGCCGGTCCACATGTAGGAGCCGTAGGGTAGCACGCTCACAGCCCGATAGCACATGCGCACCGCCTCGGAGCAGTCATAGTCGGCGCCGTGGATGGTGACGGTGGAGCCGTCGCTGAGCTCGACGGCCTCGATAGTGCCGTCACCGGCTCGGTTGGGCTGACTGTAGCCATGGGCGTCATGCTCGCAGATGTGCTCCATGACCAGCGCGGCAGCCTCTCGCCTCAGCATGGTCACTCACCTCCGAAGTGCCGTCCAAGGTCGTTGGTGGCGTCGGGGTCCAATGGCTGCTCGGGGTAGTTAGTCACTGTTACTGCCACCGGCTGCGGGTCGGGGTGCAGCGAGTCCTTGCTGTGCGCGAGCATCTTCCACCACTCGGACTCCGAAATCTCCGGGTGCATCTCGGCGAAGATCTCCATGAGCGACCCCAGCTCCATCAGCGCGAGCGACACCGTGACGGTCATGAGCACCGGCTGGTAGCCCAGCTCCAATCCGCCCAGCAGCATCGCGTCCACCACGTCGGCGGCGACCACGATGCCGAAGTTGGAGAGCTTGCGGATGAGTCCCTGCCTGAACTCGTGGGTGCTGAAATCGTGCTGGACGAACCATGCGTTGAGCGTGCCGAATATCACGTCCAGAAGCGCGAGGATGAACATGGCGATGATCGCAACCTGCGCCTTGCTGTCGAGCACGGGCGCGATGAAGTAGCTGTATGGCTCCATTTGGGGCTTGCCTCCTTACAAGAAAGGGGCCACCCTCTCGGATGGCCCCGCCGTGTCTTGCATGTCTGATTCGTACACGTATATGTGTACAAACGCAGCTTTACTCTGGTTCAATCGGCGTCAGCACGTACCCGCCGTCAGCGTCGCGCGTGATGGTGTGGGTGCGCGTCAGCGAGCGGTCGAGCAGGTACCACCCGTTGATGCGGCCCACGCCGATGCTCGTGGTGGCGCGTCCGCCGTCGTACTGGCAGAGGTCCAGCGTGCCGTCCCCCGTGACATCGCAGCGCACAATCTCGCCCTTGGTGGTGGTGTAGCCGGGGACCCACTCGGCGTACTGCTCGTCCTCCAGCTTCAGCACCCGGGCCTCTAGGCTCTGGATGGCTGCGGTGAGGTCGGCCAGCGTCTCGCGCGAGTGCTCTGCCGCCAGCACCTTGAGTTCAGCGCGGGTCTCTGCGGTGATGCGGCCCTCGACCCACAGCGTGTCGATGCGGTCCTCCAAGGCAGTGAGGTCGTAATCACCAGTGGCGATTACCGTGCGGATGGCTTCGGTGTAGTCAATCATAGTTTCTTGCCCTTTCTGTCAGGCTTGTACAGGTGCGGATACGGGATGCGTTTGTCGCACTTCTTGCATCGGTACCAGCTGCGGCACCCTCCGACCCAGTTGATTTCGTCCCCGTAGATGTTGCGCTCGAACTCCATCTCGTGATGGCATAGCAGCCTTTTCAGGAAGCCCATCGCCCCCTCCTAGCTCGTGGCGAGGTCTGCGATTGCGGCCTCTAGTGCGGCGATGGTGATGTTCACGTCCTTCTCGTAGGTCACTTGCAGCTCGGGCGTCGCGTCTGCGGTGGCGTAGATGGTGCAGCTCGGCGCTGGCAGGACGGGCAGCTCTATGGGGTCCAGCGTCTCGGTGGTGGAAGCAATCGGGTACGTGACAATTGCCCCAGCGAATGCCGCGACCACATCCTGTGGCGTGTCCCCTTGCGCTATCAGGTGCACTTGTGATGGCGTCAGCCAGTAGTGCGGATATGTGCCAGTCGTGTCGTACACGTATGGCGCGTGCGTGCACATGCCACCAGCGGCAGCGCGGTTCATGCCTGACTTGTTGAAGTACACGCTGCGGTACCCGTCCCCGAGGTCAACGGTTCCACCGATGGCCGTTTCCGTGCCAGAGATGGCGAACTCGCCCGCGTTTCTCGTCAGCGTGGGTGTGTACCACGCCCAGCCTTCGCGCGTGGAGGGCCGTAGGTAGGTGTACGTCACGCTGTCCCGTGCGCTGTCTGAGAGTCCGCGCAGGGTCACTGGCATGGTGACGGTGGTGCCCTGATAGGGTTCGTAGGCGGTTGCCGTGGAGCCGAGTTCGAGCTGGATGTCATCGTAGGTGCATGTATCACCTACTGCACCGGACGATGTTTCTCTCGCATAGAAGTAGAGCGCTAGCCTCACCGTTCCGCTAGGCAGACTTACGGTAGCGGTATTTGCGTAAGCCCGTTGAGACACTGTAGTACTGTCGTTTGCGGTATAACCAATTACATTAATTAGCGGCGTATCTGTGCTAGGCTTTGTCGATATGGTTACGGTTTGCTTGCCAAAGATGGCAACTGACGTTACGACATAAGCCCATCCAGATACCATACTTGCCGTTACCGTAACGCCTGTTTCTGTCTTTACTGCCGGACTTGTCGCATTGCCGCTGAACGTGGCTGTTGCAATATTGAACAGGTTCCTCCCCGCAAACGTCACCACCGGCTCCGACACGCTCCGAATCGGCACTGGCGCGTCAGGCGTCGGCGTGCCTGCCTGCGTGGAGTTGCCGCCCACCCCCACGGCCAGCGGAGGCGCGGCGTAGGCGTCGGATGCGGTGAGCACGGTGCCGCTCATGCTTCCGGTCAGGCGGTTGCCCCACATGGAGGCCACCTGTGCCTTGATGCCGTCTGTGGCCAGCATGGCGTCGGTGATGGAGCCTGCCTCGATGGTGGCGTCGTACAGCATGGCCGTGGTCGTGCCGCTGGCGTCGGTGACCGTGACCTCCGCGCCGCCCTCCACGCGCTCCACGCGGGCTGTGGGGCTGGTGCCGTCTTGGCCTGCTGGCCCCTGCGGACCCGTTGGGCCGACCTCTCCTTGCGGGCCTTGGATGCCCTGCGGACCCTGTGCGCCCGTGTCGCCCTTGGGGCCCTGCACGCCCTGCGGACCCTGCGGTCCGACGGGTCCCGTCTCGCCCTGCGGACCCTGCGGACCCGTCTCGCCGTCGCGCAGCTCCACGCTGTGCTCGGTGCCGTCGCGGTCGGTGATTGTTACGGTTGCGGTGTTCCCACTCTTGGTCGCGGTGGCGTTGACGCTCTCCGCGCCCGTGACTGCGGCGCCTATCTCCGTCTCCCAGCCGTCCACCTCCTGCGCCAGCCGCTCGGCTGTGTCGTGGGCGTCCTCGGCCCACTCCTGCACCTGCGCGGCCCAGCTCGGGGCCGGTCCCACGGGGTCCACGCCCGACGGGACGGCGCCCTCGCGGATGGTCCCCGCGCTCGCCCAGACGGTCGGTATCACGACGGTCCCTGCGGCGTCGCGCGCGTAGACGCCCAGCATGAGCGTCCAGCCAGCCTCCTGCAGGACGTCGGCCGGCACCTCCAGCGCGTCGCGGTCGAGCACGGCCAAGTCCACCGACGCGTCGCCCGCCTTGCACACGAGCGTCACGGCCAGCCCGTCGAACGCGACGGACAGGTCGAGCCTGACCGGGATGCCGACCGACTGCGTCGTGATCGCGTCGCACGAGTAGGCTTCCGCGCGGCGTGTGTCGCATTTCAGGGTAATCAATGCGGCCTCCTACTCCGTTGCGTGCGTGTAGCACTTGACGCTGATTTGGACGCCTTCGCTGTCAACGAGCATGACCGTGTGGGTGGCGATGGGCGATTCCACCGTCTCGGCAAGGACTTGGTAGTACTTGACCTCGGCCTTCTCCTGAGTGTCGTAGGTCCACGCACGCTCTCCAACGACGCCGTTCTGCATCTCGATTACGATGTACTTCATTGCTGTTCCTCCCAGCCGTTAGGACTCTGCTGCCACGAAAGTGAGGTGGAACGGGAGCCACGAGGATGTCGACATCGCCTCGTAGGTGTCACCGGCCCTGTATCGGCTCGCATCCAACGTGCCGTCAGTGCTAGCCGTGAGTACCCACTCGCGACCACCCGAGCCTTGACAGACCACCGTTGTCCGCTCAATCGGCCTGCACCCTGACGGAAGCGTGCCAATTATCAACGTGCCGCCAGAGGCGACGGCGTTCTTCGGTGAGACCTCGCCAACAAGGTCGACGATGCCGTGCCTGCGGCAGTACTTGGGCGTGTACGACGCGCCGCCGAATATGGCGACGGTTGAGCTGAGTTGCAGGTTGGTCCAGCTGATGTCCTCGGTGAACAGCTCGATGACCTTGCGCATGGTGACGTATGTCCCATCGCTGGTCAGTCCGTTGTTGGCAAGCATGAGGCCCGGCGCGTCCATCTTTATGTACTTGCCGTTCGGGCCGCTTCTGCACTCGATGCGCGACCAGTTTCTCGATGTGCCGGTGGAAGACGCGCTCATTCTCGCCCTCGCGCCTGTGGTGTCAGCGCCGACAGACACGCCAGCGGTCGGGGTCGAGCCGCCCGTGCCGTCCTCCGTGGAGAGCATGAACCCGTTGATTGTGTCATATCGTAGGTAGCCTGTGCCGTTGCAGAAGCTGATTACCGCCGACGCACTGTTGCGGCCAATCTCGATGAGGTTGGCCGCGAACAGCGCTACCACGTTCGCGGAGTCGTTGCCCAGCCCGTCCCAGATGGCGATGGCCGTCTCGCTCGTCCTGTAGGTCACCACGACCTCAGCGCCGCTTTCCGGGGCCGTGTAGAACGTGAGCATGTCACCGCCGAGCACGTAGTCGGTAGTTGCCGTGCCACCTACAGTGACGCTCGTGACGCTCGTCGGCGTATCGGACAGCGTGAAGTCGATGGTCGTGCCGTCACCCGTGAAGGTGTCCGTCTGCGTCTGCTGGGCTGGCAGCAGCGAGAGCAGGTTGTTCATTCCGTCGCGGAAGAGCTGGCCCAGCGAGTTAATCAGGACGTTCGGCCCGCTCTGCTGAGACTCCCACTCCTCCTGCGTGGCTTCGGTCACGTGGATGCCGTGCGTGTCCGCGAAGAAGTGCTGGTTGACCGCATCGGCCACCTTCCTCGCCGCGTTTGCGATGCCCTGCGCGTGTCGTACCATGGCACCTGTCGGCGCGGGGTCGCTCACGTTCGCGCGGATGCCCATGGTCGAGCCGTCCCATTCGAGCGCCACGGTGTCGCCCACCGCAACGCCAGCGGCCACGTCCACGGCAGGCGCTTCGCCCTCGCCGTCGGTCGTGACCCACGTGGTACCGTCAGGGTCGATTCGCGTGACGGTCGCAAGCGTGCTGCCCTTGCGCTGCGTGAGCGTGCCTACTAATTCGCCAGCGAAGTCCCACACCACGGATGCGTCTAGCTCCATGTGGTCACCTCCATCACTGCCCTCTCTGTCACGGTGATGCCAGCGCCGCACGCGAGCGACTGCCGCTCTATGCGCAGGTCGCCGTCGAGTCGCACAGACGCGAGCGAGCCGTGCACGAGGTCGAAGGGATACGCGTCAGGCAACCACTTGCGCTTGTACGTCCGCTCTCGGCGAACGGTCGAAAGCTCCATGAGCCTGCGCCGGGCGTAGGCGTCAAGCGTCTCGCCGCCCACTCGCGTGGGGTTGCTCTCGCTCTTGTCGATCCAGTAGCCGACGGCCTGCCTGCTGGTCGGGCTTGCCAAATCGTCGTTGACCACGACCACTCGATTTGTGCCCTCGGTGACGCGGTAGCGGTTCGGGATGCCGTCGTAGGTGTCGCCGTAGTCAACCGATGGCATGAGCATCGTCGCGCTTGCGCCGTCCAGCATCAGCACGGGAGCGGTCGGCTGCGGCATGACGTGGATGGCGCCGTTGCCCAGCACCCGAATCACGTAGCCGCCAGCCTTGCAAGCTGCCCACGCCACGTCCAGCGCGCTCTCGCCGTCCTCGGGCACGACGTGGCTTGCCAGCGCAAAGCCGTCGCCGTCCACGGTTACGGGAGCCACGCAGTTGAGCCGCAGGAGTCGCGCTGCGTACTCCGCTCCATCGCTCCCCTGTGGTGCGTACTGCGAAGGACTCAGCTCGTAGACGCTCGCTGGATACAGTACGCTCCGTGCCGTAATCTTATCGGACGGCACGCCGTAGTCCACGCTGCCGCCGTTGCGCACCAGCTCGAGCGTGGCTACGTCCACACGCGCCGTCTCGCCGTCTTGTTGTGCGACCATGGCGATGCGGTAGTAGCCGCGCCCCAGCTCGGCGTTGGTCGCGCTGACGCTGCCGCTCTCCATGAGCGGCGCGTCCCCTGTGCCGTCCTTGGTGACGGTGATTGAGTCGATGCCCTCCACGCGGTCGCCGTCCGCCCACGTGTCGGGGTTGACGCGGTAGACGCGCCACGTGGACGCGTAGGAGCGGTGCCAGTCCATCACTCACCACCATCCTCGTCCACGACGTTGAAGGGCGGGAGCATGTAGTCAGCGGTCAGGCGAACCTCCGTCGCGCTGATGCTCACCGCCGCCAGCTCGTGCGTCGGCGTGACGCTATCGACCTGCACAGCCGCCTCGTATGCCGCGCCGCTCGGCGTGCGGACGAATGCGGCTCCGATGTGGTGCGCAAGGTCGAGCACGGCTGCGATCACGTCGGCGTCCTCTAGCCTGAGCACGTCCGTCGATAGCTTCGCGGTACGACGGATGCCCTGATTGAAGTACACATCAGTCGAGCCATCCAGATACTCGTGCACGTCCATATCCTTCGCGTAGGAGTCATCCAGCGCGAGGTTGTACGGAAGCTCCACGTACTGGTCAGACCAATCGATGCGCAGCATGTCGCCGTCGAGCTGATACGGCACGTCAGCCCATTGCACGTCCCCGTCTGCGGTGCGGCAGGCGATGCGGTACGCGTGCTGCATGTCAGTCCCGTAGGGCGCGAAGCTGTCAAGCGTCGTGACGGTGAGCGGGTAGCCCTCGCCGATGAGCTGTGGCCCATCCCCTGTCAGGCGGTACACGTCGTACAGGTCGCCGCTCGCGTAGCCGGCCGGTGGCACGAGGTCAATCTGCACGCCCTTGGTCACCACGCCGTATTGGTCGGTGGTGTCGATGGGCGTCAGCGTCACGCAGCCGTCGGGGTCGGGTGCCTGATGGCTCCAAGCCACGTCCGCGTGCAGCTCGACGGTCTCGCTCGACAGGCCAGTGTCGGGGTCGTTCGCGGTGACGGTCGCCGTGTATCCGGCGCCGTCCCAGAAGTCCAAGCCCTCGGGCAGCGTGACGGTCGCCGCGCCGCTCGTCCACTCGGGGGCGACCACGCCAGACCAAACCACGTCTCCGTCTGCCTGCACCGCCATGCCACCGGGCATGTAGCCACTCACGCCGTCAGACGTGACGATGATGGTGAGCGATGCCGTGCCGCTGTCACAGGTCGCCGCAATCTGCATCGGCTGCGCTGTGAGCGTGGCGGCAGTCGTGGCCGTCAGCTCGGGACGCTCCACGATGGTCACGGTCTTGGCTTCGCTTGTCACCCACGCGCCGCCCATGCTCACCATGACGGACAGCTCAATCTCGCCGTCCACGGCCAGCTCTGCCGCACGCTCCGCGCTGATGGTCGCGGTGCCTAATGCGTTCTGGCCGTCCACGATCACGGTGCCGCTGCCGTCCAAGAGCGCCCACGCATCCTGGGTCGCGCCGCCGTCATACGTCCACGTCGCGGTGACGCCATCGCCCTCTGCCACGAATGCATCGACCTCGAGCACCACGGACGCGGGAATCTGCGCGGGCGTCACCATGACGGTCTCACAGTAGTCGCCGTAGGTGGTAGCGTCATCACCCTCGTGGTAGCGGCGCGCCTTGATGTAGGTGGTCTCGCCCTCGTCCAGCCCCTTGATGGTGATGGTTGCGCTGTGCTGGTAAGTAGTTTCGACGCCAGTGGATGGGTCGGCCCATGTGACGGAGCCATCGTCATAGAGCACGTTGAAGGTGTCAGGCTCGTCGGTCGAGCGCCACGTGTCAAGCTCGTTCGACCAGCTCAGCTCCGTGCCGGTGCTCTGGTCGGTCGAGCCGGTCGGTGCCCATGCGAGCAGCACCACGACGCTCTTGCCGTCCTCGCCAGCGTGGGCGTCCAGAATCCTCACCACGTCACCGGTTGCCGTGTATGGCGGCCTGTATAGCGTGGTCAGCTCCTTCGGGCTGCTGTAGGATACCAGCACACCATCGATGGGACCGCTGCTCTTGACGCGGAGCCACGAGTGACGCCCTGCGATTGCAGGGCGCACATCGGCGACAGGCACCGCGAGCGCAGTGCAGTTGCCGTTGTCGGGACCACCAACATTAATCCACTCGTCGCCAGCTCCTGCCGCTTCAGTCACAGTGCCGTATTCCGAATTTACAAGTGCCTGTAGCTGCACTTTAGTCACCGGATGCCAATGAGTCGCATTGGTCTTGATGCTTGCAATTACAGTGCCGGTGAGTCCGTTCGGTGCTTTAATCTCCGTGATTACCGGCGCATTCGGGTATGCGAGACAGTAGCTCTTCGTCACCTTCTCACTTGTGCCACGGAATCCTCGAGCTTGCAAAGCGCAGGTGCATTCGACGTATGCTGTTCCCAAGCTTTGGAAGTCAGGCACGTCTACGGACAGCGTGAAGCTGGTTCCGCGCACGGTTCCGGTGCGCTTAGTGATTACTGCTCCTGTCTTGGAATTCTTTGCCGTCCAAGTATAGATAGTGTCGTAGCGTTCGTACTTCCCAACGCCATCAGGGATGGTACCGCTCACAGAGACGGTTCCATCTGCACTCACGGCGAAATTGCCAATCATCGGCGGCAAAGGTCTCTCGTAGGTGTACGACGCGCTGGGCATGGTGGAGGACCAGCCCTTGGCGTTGCCCACGCGCACGTAGACACCTACATATCTGAGTCCATCCTTTGAGACTGGATAGAAGTCATCGCGCGTATAAAGCTTGGTGCCCGTGTCGAAGTGGCTGATGAAGATGCTATGCGTCTCCATGCTCATGTCAGTCGTAGTAATGACTCGCTTGAGCCTTTTGCCGCTTGTCGTACCAAGCACCCAAATGACCTGAATCTTTGTAGCGCGGTACTCGGTATCCTTGGTCAGAGCTTCGGGCATCTTCCACGTCGCGGTCATCTTGTAGCCAGATTCACGCTTCACCACAAGAAACTTCGCGCCACCCTTGGGAGCGTACTTGATAGTCTTTGCCATTAGATCGCCCCCGTCATGCGCATCATGCGCAGGTCGCGCGTGAGCGTGGATACCAGCTCGTCCGCGTCGCCGCTGCCGTTGTAGGTGAGGTAGACGTTCACGCCGCCCCCGCCGCCCATGCGCTCGGACAGCGCGTCGGCGTAGCGGTCGAGGTAGGGCGCGTAGCTCGGCCAGACGAACTCCCCGCCTTTCTCACCCACGCCCGCGAAGAGAGTCGGCTGGTCGAAGTAGCCGCCCTTTGCGTACCAGCTCACGGAGAAGTGCGGCAGCGAGCCCTTGCCGCCGATGCCGAAGGGGGCCTTGCCGCCTGACACGCTAAAGTGCGGCAGGTTGATGTGCGGGAGCTGGAGCTTCACGCCGCCGATGATTGACTTGATTTTGCCGATGGCGTCGCTAATCAGGCTCTTCGCCGTGTTGATGGGGTCAGTGATGCCCTTCTTCACGCTGTTAAAGATGCCGCGCACCCTTCCAGCGATGCCCGAGAGCTTGCCGCTTATGGTCGAGACGATGTTGCCGACTACGGTGCCTACCGTGCTCTTGACCGTGTTCCACGTCTTGCTGATGGTGTCCTTGATGTTGCCCATGACGGTGGCGACGGTGGACGATGCCGTGGTCCACGCATTCGTCAGGAAGTCGATGGCGCCAGTGACGGCATTCGTCACAGCCGCCTTGATGGCGTTCCAGATCTCCAGCACCTTGTTTCTGGCGTCTTCGTTGGTGGCTATGAACGCGATGATGGCACCGACGATGGCGGCGATGATGGTGATGGGACCGCCCAGCACGGTGACGATGGCGCTCACGAGCGCCGGGATGCCGCTGATCATGCCGATGGCAGTGGACGCCATGCCGATGAAGCCGCTGACTGCGCCAGCGATCGCGGTGACCACGCCCACGATCTTCACCGCGGCGAGCGCGCCGGCGATGATGGGCAGCAGCGGCGCCACGACGGGCGCGATGGTACCGATGGCCGTGACGAGCCCGCCGATGGCGGCGCTCACGACGGGCGCGACCGTCTCGACGACCTTGCCGATGCTCTCGAAGGCCTGCTTGAGCGGCCCGCCTATCTCCGGCGGCAGGGCGCTCAGGGCCATGTCGAGCAGGCCCGGGAGCGCGGCACCGAGAGCCGTGAAGGCGCGCGTGGCAAGCCCGGTCAGGTTCTCGATGAGGCCGCCCTCGCGCTCACCCGTCTTCTCGTTGACGGTGCCGAAGAGCGAGTCGACGAGGCCGGACGCCGCCGCCTCGACCTGAGACGAGTCGCCCGAGCCGATGGATGTGAGGACGTTCTCCCACGCGGACTTAACGGCCGTCGCGCTGCCCTCCAGCGTGCCCATGGCCTCGTCCTGCGTGGTGCCGGTTATCTTCGCCTCTTCCTGCACGGCATGGATCGCCTCGAGCATCTTGTCGAAGCCCACGTCTGCGAGCTGGGAGGTGTCGGTCAGCTCCTCGCCCAGCACGCCGGAGGCGTTGATGAGGTCCATCATGCCCTGCTGGTTCCCCGCGAAGCCGAGGTTCAGGTTGTCGAGCATGTTGTACTGGCCCTTGGCGATGCCCAGGATGGCGTTCTGGACCATGCCGGCGTCGCTGCCGAAGGTGTTGACGTTGTCGGACATGTCAACCATGGCCTGGTTGGCCAGCTCCGCGGCCGCGGCGGTGTCGCCGCCAGTGGAGCGCACGAGCGCAGACGCGATGCCCGTGACGTTCTGCATGTACTCGTTGGCGCTCATGCCGGCCGTCATGAACGCCTGGTTGGCGTTGTCGACCACCGTCTGGTAGTCCACGTCGCCGAACAGCTTCTTTATGCCGCCGACCAGCTGCTCGTTCTGCGAGTAGCCGTCGTAGATGCCGTTGGCGATGTCGCTTCCGATGCTGATGGCGCCGTCCACGGCGCTGCGAAGGGCGTCGCTCACCACGTTGCCGATGACGACGGCCTTCGCGCTGATGCCATCGCTGATTCTGGTGCCGATGCTGCTGCCAGCGTCGGAACCCGCGCGCTCGGCCTCCACGCGCAGCGCGTTGCCGTCGAACTTCGGCACGACCATCAGGTACGACGTGCCGATTGCCGCGTCAGCCATCACGCATCACCTCCGAACAGCGCCATGAGCGCGTCGTGGTCCACCTTGTTCACGGCCTTCGCGGTCGAGAACCGCTTGGTCTCACCGGGCCGCTTGATGTGCTCGTAGTCCCTTGCGAACAGGTCGCCGATGAGGTCCGCGATGTTGGCGAGCATGTGCGTCTCGTCGCTCCACTCCGCCCACGGCTCGACCTCGCGCAGGGTCTCGCTGTCGCGCGGCAGATGGCGCAGGAACAGCGCGACGGCCCCCCAGCCGATGCTGAGGGGCACGTCTGCGAGTCTTACTCTCCATCTGTCGTATAGGTCGAAGTCAAGCGCATCGCCGTGCTGGCGGACCACAGCGGCGACGCCTAGTATTCCCCCAGGCTGATGTCGCTCCCCTCGGCCAGCGCCTTGAACAGGCTGATGTAGCCCATGTCGGCCAGCGGCTCGTCGGCGAGGGCCGGGCACAGCGACTGGACGAACTCGCGTATGGCCTTGGTCTTGGCCGCCTGCCCGTCCACCTCGTCGACCCTGCCCAGCTCGGCAAGCTGCTCCGCGCTGATGTCCTTCAGTCGCGGCAGCTCGTAGATGGTGCCGTCGACGCCCTCGACGGTGAACGGCGTGGGCGCGACGATGCGAAAGTCAGACATTGCAGCTCCTTAGCCGTTGCTCTCCGTGGTCTTGGTCACCGGCGGCAGCTCCTTGAAGTAGCCGTCGATGGTGGAGTCGTAGAGCGCGCGGAAGGTCACGGTGTCGATGATGAGCTCGCCCGCGCTGTGGGTGCCCAGCTCGATCTCCTGCGGGACGCAGTTGGGGTAGACGGTGCGCACGAGCTGGGTCGGCTCGCCGTCAGCGCCGTTGTGCAGCTCGTCCACGATGACCACCCACGTGTCGGTGGTGCCGTCGAAGGTCGCGCCGCCGTTCTCGTCCACCTTGGACGCGCCGTACTTCAGCTTCTTGGCCGCGATGGAGTTGTCGATGATGGGCACGGCCAGCGACGCCGACGGGCTGGACGGCGAGCTGAGCACGTCCTTCTTGGCCCAGTCCTTGACGGGGTCCTCCTTGCCGAGGTCCACCGACGGCGTGATGCCGTCCTCGGCGACGCGCACGGTCTCGTAGCCGGTCAGCTTCGCGTTGGACGTGGTCGGGATGGTCGGGTTGCTGCTGGCGAGCGCGACGGAGAAGTACGACTCGCCTACCGGGCGGCCGAAGCTGGCCAGTCCTGTGTTGTTCATTTTGTCTCCAATCTGCGCTACCAGAGCGCATGGACGGTGAAAGTCACCTGCCACCAGAAGTGCGTCTCGTCCCTGCCGAGCGGGACGGGCGTGGCGTAGGGCGTGGCGCCGGTGCCGCGCATCGCGTCACAGCACTCGCGGATGAGCGACTCCGCGTCGGCGTAGGTCGTCGCCCACGCCTGCAGCGCGTAGTCGTGGTGCAGCGCGTCGAGCGACGGCGTGCCTCCCACGGGGTCGACGAGCACGTAGGCGTCGGGGCGGCTCCGCGGCGCCTCGGCGTACACGGGCACGTCGAGCGCGTCCGAGAGGTGGTCGACGACGCCCTCCAGAGTCGAGCGCATGCCATCACCTCGCCTTCAGCAGCGTGTTGTTGTGGGCGTTGTCGTGGCGCGCGGCCGCGTTGCCGCAGACCACCTTGCCGATTGCCGTGTATGCGCCGACGTCCACGTAGCCGACGTACCTCGCGCCGCGCGTGTGGCTGTTCGCGTTGGCCGCGGCGATTCCGTTGGCCGTCGCCGCCATGGGGTCAACGACGCCATGGAGCGCCGACCTCACGCCCTCGGACTTCAGCACGGAGCGGACGCTGCCGATGTTGAGCTTGAAGTCGCTAGCCATCCGACATCGCCACCTCGACGGGCATCGTCCACGGGCCGCGGACGTTCGCCTCGGTGTAGGGCTTCGGGTCGCCGACCACGCGGCACTCGTCCCCGCGCACGGTGACGCGGGCGCCGCGCAGGCTCTGAGGGTACCCGCGCGGGAAGTGCAGCGTGTAGGCAATGCGCACGCCGTCGGGCCGCAGGTGGTCGGCCTCGCCCATCGTGGACGGGACCACCAGCACGTTCCCCACGTCCACCGGCTCGCCATAGACGGGCACCTCGACGTTCAGCCTGTCGGTGGCGGTGCCCGTCACATGGCGCACGGCGACGGTCTCGCCGCGGATCACGTCAGCCTCGCAAAGCCGATTCGCGCGCCGCCTATGCCGAGCATCTTCAGCTCCTCGGCGTTCGGCTTCGGCACGCCATACGTCGTCTGGAACGTGAACTGCTGGCTGTACGGCCCTGCCGTGAAGCTGGCCTGCGTCGCGCCCACGGGGATGTCCGCGCCGCCCTCGCTGGGCATGATGCGGTTCGCCATGGAGCGGCAGACCATCTTCAGGCGCTCGACGGACGGGCGTGGCTGGTCGGCGCACCCTGCGCCGTGCCGCTCCAGCGCGAGGTCGATGGCCTCGCTGCAGTCGTTCAGGCACTCCTGCAGGAGCGCGTGGTCCGACACTGCGCCGAAGCGGGCCTCGTACTCGTCAATGGTCGCGTAGGCCACGCCGACCACCTCCTACTTCTTCTCTGACGCCTTCTGCGCCTTGCGCGGCGCGCGGCGCTTGGGCGCGGGCTTAGGCTCGGGCCTGCTGTAGCCATTTGCCAACAGGCGCTCGGCGTCCGCGTCAGACGCCCTCACGATGACGCCATTCGGCGCAATGACCTCAACCATGGCTAGGCCGTAAGCAGGTTGAAGTAGGCGGCGTCCTCAACGGCGAACGCGACCTCGAACTCGGCGCGGACGGCGAACATGTTCTGCTGCCAGAGGTTGATCGCGTTGTCGCCCTTGCCGAGCGTTGCCTGGTCGGAGATTGCGATCTGGATGCCGTTGACGGTGCCGCAGACGGCCTTGGTGAAGTCGCCAGCGACGCCCACGGTCGCAGGGGTTCCGGCGGCGTAGACGGCCTTCTTGACCACGACGGAGGCGCCGAGGATGTTCTCGATGGTGCCGGACTGGACGCCGGCGGTGAACATGGGGCGATTGTCACCGTCCACGGCGCCGAGGACCATCGCGCGGCCCTGCGGGGCGAGGGCGATGCCAGACATGATGCCGCCCGCGGTGGAGACGTTGGTGTCGACGGCGAGGAACTGGTCGTAGACGGTCTTGCCGGACGCGGGGGTCAGGCTGACGGCGGTGCAGTTGCCGAGCACGTCGAAGCCGGTGCCGGGGGCGGTGGAGCCGATGATGGTGGCGTCGAGCTTGGTGGAGAGAGCATAGGGCAGGCGACGGACCAGCTCAGCGTACAGAGCGGCCTTGTCGCGGCGGAACTCGTCGGAGAACGCCTCGATGACGGCCATCTTGTACGGGGTGATGGTCTTGGTGCCGAAGGCGGGGTCGCTCACGGGCTTGACACCGGTCTCGCCGACCCAGTTGGCCTGCGGCTCGCCGGTGATAGTCTGGACCTTGACGCCCGGGCCGGGGATGGTGATATGGCGGGCGAGCTGCATGAAGGCAGACTCCTCGAGGGCCTTGGCCCAGATCTCGGAGCTGACCTCGGGGTCGAGGATGACGTTGGTGGTGGTGCGGGTGGTAGCCATGTTGGCTCCTCTCTCTGCGCTTAGAACAGGTCGGCGACCGACTCTGCGAACTTCTGCGCGTTTGTCTTCTTGGCGGTGGCACGACCGCCGCCGTCGTCTGTGCGGGTCGGATGGACGGGCATGAGCTTCAGCAGCTTCTTCGCCTGCTCAATCAGCTCGTCGGCGTCCTTGCCGTTGAGCATCTGCGCGACCTCCAGCGGGATTCCCGCCTTCTCGGCCGCAGCGCTCACGTCGGACGCGCGCTGGGCGTCGGCCTTGAGCTGTGCGAGCTCCGCCTCCGCCTTCGCGGCGCGCTCGGCGGCCTCGGATGCCTCCTTGCCGTCCACGTAGCCCTCGTACTTCTTGCGCTCCTTCACGCGGGCGTCACCGACCATGCGGTTGACCTCCTCCTGCGTGAACGTGCGCTCGCCAGACTGCGCAGCTGCGGCAGTCTGGTTGTCCGTGCCCTCAGTGACCTGAGTGTTCTCGGCCATGGATGGCCTCCTTTCCCCGCCCTAGCGGGTGTCGGTGCGCGGATTGACCGCCCCGCGCATTGCGTAGGTATGAAAAAGACCCCATGCGGGGTCTGATTCATCGGTTTGTGCGTTTGCACAATGGACTAGCTCTTGTTCCGCTTCCTCGCGTTGGATGCGGTGCGCCTGTAGCCGTCCATGATCCTCTTGCGCTCCTCCGCTACGGTCGTGCCGTTGCGCTCGGCGCGCTCGGCGGCAAGGGCGTCCACCGACTCGTTCCACTGCCTGCGCAGGTCCTCCGTGTCGTAGCCCTCGACGGCCTTTGCCCTCCAGCTCGGCACGGTGCGGCAGTCGCAGCCCGCGTGGGCGTGGCTCGCCGCCGCTTCGGTTTGGTACACGAATCCGCGGCTGGCGAGCATCAGGCAGAAGTCGCACGTCTCGGCGCCCGTTGGCACGCGGGCGTATCGCGGCTTCGAGCTGTCGCGCCTGCCGTTGCGCAGGACCGTCCGCGCAGCCGAGACCTTCACCTCGTAGTCGAGCCTGTCGCAGCACATGCGCACGAACGCGTCCGCGTCGCCGTCCACGAGCTTCTGGGCGAAGGCGCGCACGGCGCCCTCAGTGGCCTCCGGCTCGCGCCCGCTGACCGCCACGGCGCCCATGCGGGCACCCAGCTCCAGCTCTCGCAGGCCGTCGTAGAACTCGGCGGCGAGCACGGCGGCTTGGTCTGCCGCGCCGCCGCACCACACCTGCATCGCGGCGATGGCCTGCTCGCGCACGGTGGCCACATCCTGCGTCATGTCGATGCGCGAGAGGGCGTCCAGCAGCCCGGCGCGGCACTTGGCGCTCATGCCGTTCAGCGCGACGGTGTAGTTCTCGACGTACGCGCGCGGAATGGGCGGCATGGGTTACTCACCAGCCGTCGGGGTCGAGAAGATGGCGTTGAACGCCGCCGCGCTCGCCGCCCGCGTCTCGTCGCTCTTGACGCTCTCGAGGTCGGCGTCGTCGATACCCACCATGCGCGCGGCCACGTCGGTCTGGCCGAAGCTCGGGCGCATGGAGTTTATCTTCACCGCCCAGTCGGCCATCTCGGAGCGGCTGTGGATAAGCGGGTCGGCGAAGCTCGCGCGGATGCCGAGGGCGCCCTCGTCCAGCCGGTCGGTGGTCGTGTTCTGCTCGACCGCGACGGCGGCGCGAACCACGCGCTCGATAGTGCGCCTGTCCTCGTCGATGTCGCGCTGGGCGATGAGGCAGATGTCCTCACGACTCGCGCCGATGGCCTCGGCGCTGCTGGGGTTGTCCTGCACGATGCCGAGCGAGTTGAGCGGCACGCCCGTGGCGCCGCTGAACTGCGACGCAAGCGCGCGCAGCTCGTCCACAAACGGCTGCGGGCTGTTGCCGCTGAACTGCTGGACGGTCGTGCCGGGTCCGCCGCTCTCGTCGACCTCCGTGGCGAGCACCTTGTCCAGCTGGTACTTCAGCTTGTCGCTGATTACCGACTCGTACTGCTCGGGCAGGAGGTTGAGGAGCGCCAGCTTCGGCACGGAGTAGTAGGCGCCCGATATCTGCATGTGCCACATGCACCGGATGGCATCGTCGGTGAGCGTGCGCACGAACTGCGTGATGCGCGTGCGCCCGAAGGCATTGAGCGTGCCGGTGCCGTCGTGGGTGAACACGTACAGGCTCGGCTCCGACTCGGGCGTGAGGCCGTCCTCCGCAGTCCACCTGCCGGGCGCGACCTGACGCAGCTCGACCACGTTGTTCGGCAGGTGCATGTTGATGATCGTCGGCACGATGCGCTTATTGCTCCATGGCACGGGCTCCATGCGCGCGATGGCCATGCCAGCGGCGACCACGCCGTCCTTGCCGTCTGGCGATGGGATGGCGGTGAACGTCTCGGCGCTATGGAACCGCACCACCGCATGCCCGACCGCGTTGCGCGTCACCGTCGCCGCCATGCACCCGTAGAGCAGCTTGGGCGTGAGGTGACGGTTGTAGCTGTTGACGAGGTTGTTGTTGTACAGCACGGCGTCGAGCGTGGCGCGGTCGTACTCGTCTGGCGCGTTGAAGCGCTCCAGCCGGATGCGGTCGGCCAGTGCGTCCACGGCCTTGCTGGGCCAGTGGCACGTCTGGTCGTTCGGCACGTCGGCCTTGCTGCCGTAGTCGGAGACCTTCACGTGTCCCTCGTAGTAGTCGCGCAGGTCCTTGTTGTGGCCGGCATGCGACTGGTACTCCTCGACCAGCAGCCCCAGCCACCAGCGCGCGTCGGCGCTCAGGCCGTCGGCGCTCAGGATGCCGCCGAAGTCGACCTCCGCCATGCTCAGCGGGGTCCAGAGGTTGGAAGCCATCAGCCTATCCTCCCCTTTCGTCTGGGGTCGCGCCTCGTCGTGCGCGCCGCCCAGAGCGCCAGCGCGCAGGCGTCCAGCCGCTCGGGGCACTCGCCGCCGAAGCCGTAGCCGCCGTCCTTGCCAATCGGGCGCCGGGTCGCGCCCAGGGCGCTCTCGGCGAGCGCGGGGTCGTCCAGGTGGGTGAGCGTGCCGTCGTTCACGGCGTTCACCAGCATCGCGCTCGCCGTGATGGCGTCGGACGTGCGCGCGACCATGACGGCCTGCTTGGGCATCCCGGCGGCCACGAGCCTCTGCCCGAGGTCCGCCGCGTCGGCCCTACCGTCGATGGCAACCGCGGCCGCCCTGCCCTTGCGCGCCACGATCCAGTCGACCAGCCACGCGATGCCGGCGACGGTCGGCTCGGTGCGCACGTACTCGACGTGGCACCCACCGGAGTGCGTCACGGCCACGGCGAGCGTCACGCTGCGCCCGTCGGGCGTGAAGCGGACGCCGTAGGCGAGCTTCGAGACGTTGGACGGCGGTGTGCTCGTCTGCGTGTCGTGCCATGCCAGCGACGTGATGAGGAAATCGGCGACGCGCATGCTTGGGTTCCATCTGCCCAGATACTCGCGCGCGAAGCTGTCAGGCTTCATCACGTAGCTGTCGATTGCGTCGAGCATCACGTCCTCGCGGATGCGGTAGCCCAACGCCGGATTGGTCCTATATGCCAGCTCTAATGCAGCGTCGCGGTCGGTGAGGTTCGGTATCTCGTCCACCGACCATTCCATCCACCACATGCCGCCAGCCTTGCCAGCGTGCGCGGCTTCGTGGTAGTCGGCGAACACGTCGCCCGCGCACTTCTCGTTTGGCGGCGTTCCCACGAATATCATCTGCGGGTCGCCCGACTCAGACGCGAGCGTGGTGGGCTTGATTGCGTCGAGCTGGTCATACGTCAGCTCCTGGGCCTCGTCTATCACGATCACGTCATACGTCTCGCCACGTGCGCCCGAATTCGTGCGAGTCTGGAATTCGATGCATCCGCCATTGGCGAAGTAGATGCCCTCGGTACCAGCTGCTCGATAGATGCTTTTGACGCGCTTCGCTAGGTCGGGCGTGTGCTCGCACTCGTCGGCTATGAGCTTGAACATCTTGCGCACGGTAGAGCCGTTGTGTGCGCTGTATAGCACGTGCTTGCCCTTCGCGGCCATCGTTATCGCGTATTTGCGCGCCGCGAAGCTCTTGCCGTTCTGCCTTGGCTTGCTGATGCAGATGGTGCGGCAGGCGAACCGGTTCTCTGCGTCTCTGGCCATGAAAAGGGTCAGCTCTCGCCGCTGACACGGGTAGAACCTCGTCCCCCAGGACTCGTACACGTCGCACAGGCGCTCTCCGCTGCTGTGGTGGTACGCGCCCACCGTCTCGAACGTCGGCGACTGGTTGCCGTACCTCACAGCTCGTCCAGCACGCGGTCGAACTCGCCCAGCTCCTTGTCGGGGTCTGCGATTGCGTCAAGCTCGTCCATTACCTCGATGAGACGCTTGGAAAGCGCCGCCATGTCGCGCCCGCTCTCGCATGTCTGAATCGTTCTTGCGATTGCGTCACGCAGGGCGACAAGAGTTGCCCGCCTGTCACCAGTCGCGGCGGCGCTGACGATATCCATGCGGTCACCTCCATGTGGAAAAAGCGTCTCTCTAAAGTCCTGCT